CTGGCGTCCGTCTGCTGTGATATGCTGGATATGCCTATTTTATAGCATTTTACCATAAAACGCGTGCTGTAAAACGTTGTAATTGCTTGACTTATGGCGGCGGGTATATTTTAGCGCGGAAATGGCGCGCGACACCGCTATACCGACTGTACCTCTCTTTCACTCTCGTAAATTCTAGATATAGATACCCGTTCAGGTATGAAATGGCATAAAAATGTTTCACGTGGAACATTATACTAGATATTGTAGCTATAGCGGGTATAATATACTATATGTATCTAATAGGTCATGCTAATTTATACTATATGTAGTAGTAGAGTATGTCGAAACTACAATATACAGGTATTTATAAAAATAATTAAAATAAACCGTTACTTTTTCCGAAAAAAAGCGTTATTATATATGAGGGCATATATTTATTATAAGCGTATGTAGTTCTTAAATAGAGTAAATAACTATAATGGATGATAAAAAATTAGAAGTAGCGTATAATAGGCTTAAACAGCTTAATACGATGAAGGGCAAAACTGAAGAGGAATTAAGGGAAAAAGCCCGGGCCGTAGTAAGGAAATCCGATATTAATATAGCAGGTAAGTTCTCGGATAAGGAAGAGCAGCGTTTAGCTACCCTCCTAGTAGAGAAGTACTTGGATGATTATACTCTTGAGACTATATCTGAGAAGAATACGCTTAGGGAAATTATATATTTAGAGGTTGTGCAGGCTAGGTTGCAGAAGAAGCTTAATGAGATGCACCAGAAGAACTTAGCAATGCCTACGCAGCTGATAGATATTATACATAGAAATACAGATGCTATACTACGGTTAAAAGCAACTATAGGGTTGGTTCGGGAATCCCAGAAGACAGAGGAAGCCTACGATGTCCTAGCTCATTTGAAGAAAAGATACAGTAAATGGATGGAGGAAAATCAGGGTACGAGGGCTATTGTTTGTCCTCATTGCGTTAAGATGATTATGCTGAAGATTAGGACTGAAGCATGGGAGGCCCAGAAGCATCCTTTCTTTAAAGACCGGTTATTGTATAATAAGCATTTGATGGAATTATATAAGCAGAATAAGATTACCAAGGAAGACGTAGCAAAGATATTGGAAGTATCCTTGGATTATATCGATTGGGTGATAGATAGAGTAGAAGGACCGACTGTAAGTTCGGAGGAGCCTCAGGCTTCTTCCACGCCTTAGCTTATTGCTGTATACGGCAGGCATCGACTATATGTATAAGCTGCTCTAGGAGTCATTCTCTTAGTGAAATATAGTCAATTTAAAATAACCGTAGAAACTCATACATACTTATTATCTACGGCATCCCAAAACAAGGGCTAGTGATTAGAGTCATTAAAGTCGCTAGCCCTTTCTTTATTTTAAGGAAGCATGCTTGAAAAATTAGACGAATCGGAAATACAATTCATGGAATGTTTCTATAATCCAGTATGTATGGCCGAAACGTTATTCAGCGATTACGACAATCTATTAATGATGGAAGAGGATAAATTAGCTCATGTCAGGTTAGGGCAATTACCGCTTCTGTCTTTTGAATATTTGTTAGATTCAGACCCGGAGATTTCTCAGAAGAATAATTTTAGGCTTAGAAAGAATGTTGGAGATATTTTTTGTATTGGTGGAAGATTGTTCGGTAAGACTCTTTTCGTTGAGAAGATTGACTTGCTCGAATCCATGGCAATGCTGGATAATGAGAGGGTAGGTTTTAGCTCTTACGATGCCTTGCATATCGAGGGAGTATTGGAAGAAGTCTTCAGATGTCTGGAGCATCATCCTTTTTTCAGGATATTTGACGCCAGAATCAAACGTAGTCCTTACCAAGTTCAATTAACGTCCGGATATACACTTTTAGCTATTAATATGAATATCACCGGTAAGAAGCCCGGTAGCCAGTTTTTCCAGCAGCATTTTTCACGGCTTTATATTGAAGAAGCCAGTTTTGAGACAGACGAAGTATATAATAAGCGCAGGGATTCAGTTAGCGAGCTAGGTTGCATCTTCCGTATTTCCGGTATGACTAATTTTACTAAATACGCTCCTATCGGAAGAATATTCTATGATTTAAGTTTAAAGCCTTGGGTAGTGAATTTCCCGCAGTATATTAATCCTAATTGGGATGAAAGGGAGAAAGCAAAGGCGGTTAAGGAATTTGGAGGAGAGAGTTCCATAAGTTATCGAGTTTTTGTACTGGGTCAAGTAGTTGAAGAAGGTATCGCTGTATTTGATATGGAACGGGTCCGGCACAATTATGAAGAAACGGTTATAAAACATTTAGAGCTGACTAAAGAACACTATGTGATGCGAGAAAATATACTTATAGTTGAGAGGCCTAGGAACGCTGAACAATTATATATATGCGCGGATATCGGAGAAACGGCTCCTTCAGAAATTATAGTGGTTTCTAAAGTCGATAAAATATTCAAGTATTTATATAATATAACCTTGCACAATCTTACGGATAAAGAGCAGTTTGAAGTTTTTAAAATGTTAGTTAATCGTTTAACTCCTAATTTTGTAGCTCTGGATACTACTGAAGGCACAGGTCGTGCTATATTCCGTTCAATGGAAGAAATCTACCCTAAAGATAATTTAGTATGGGTAGCGTTCAATGAAAAAGTATCCGTGGATTTCGAAAGAGATGACAAAAATACGATTGTCCTGAAAGATGGAAAACCTATCTACCGGGAAGAATATATCACAGAGTGGTCGATTAAGCATTTGAAAGATTTATTTTACGAAGAAAAGTTTTCGTTACCAGTGGATTATAAATTAGATATTCAATTAAATTCTGTTATTTCTATGCAAAGTGGAAATAGGATTGTTTATCAATGTTTGAACGCTGAAGACCATTTGTTTGCGGCCTTCCGAGTTTTTTCTATTGCGCAATGGCAGAATGAATTTGCATTGATAAGACCAATTATGACTAAGGTTTTTAGTAAAACAGGTGTCTGAGGATAAAATATGGCAATTAGATTACCAAAAAATGCTCGCCTATTCACAGATTCATTGAACTGGTTAAACGACATGCTGAATATGATGTCGGTTGATGTAGTCACAATCCCGTCGGAATATCGAGAAACGGTGCTTAGTGTTAAAGAACTATTACTGGACGACTGTTCTGGTTTAGCTGGGTCTTTACTGGATTTTATGATTTCTTGCGCGGGTGTGGATTACACGATTGAAAGTTCTAATGCTAAATTAGTAGAGCTTTTTAATGAATGGAGCCAAACTTTAAATAAATCTTATCAGACAGAAGGAGTCCACAATATTCCTATAGGCCTTCGAGCTTTGGCGAAAGAATATTTTCGTGAAAGATGGAAAGGTTCATCTTTTCTTATTCTTCGGACCTTATGGGAAAAACAGAATGGATTTTATGTCCCTACTAAATTGGCGTTTGTAAACGGAGAAGATATTGTAATTCCGGATAATGACGATACTACAGTTTCCGTAGGGTCAGAGAAATATCGTTTACGTGTCAATGAGAGAACTACTAAAGCTTTGCCGTCTTCTAAAAATGAAATTATATTTGTCCAGAAGCCATACGAAAGCTGGAGTTCCGGTTATGCTATGCCTTTTGTTGTTCGAAGAGGTGTCTGGAGAAATCTACAGTTGATGAAGATGCTACATACTAAAGGTGAAAGATTTGTAGCAAAAGCCTTAGAATATTTGCTCCTAATGAAAAAAGGAACAGAAGCTCTGGCATTAACTAAAGAACCTAATTATATTTATAGCGAAGCGGAATTGAAACAAATAAAAGACGATTTCATAAAGCATGTTGAAGAAACTAAAACTACAGCTGGAGTAACTCCTACTTATGTTGCTAATTTTGACACTCTGCTGGAACATCTTACTCCTGATTATACTAAAATAATCAACGATGCGCTCTATAGCCCTATTGAAAGAAAGATTTTAGCAGGGCTGGGTCTGATTGATATAATTCAGGGTATTAGTTCTACTAGAAGAGAATCCACTTTAAATCCTAGACCGTTCATGACAGAAGTCAACAACGGTATCGAAGATTTTAAAATGCTGGTTACAGACATTTTACAGACTATTCAAGACAAGAATAGAAAGCAGCATAGAAAATATTCTGAAGAAACTTTAGTAATTCATAACACTCCAGTTAAAGCATTTTTAACAGACGAAATTCGCACTCATTTAAGAAGTCT